TGCGCGGACTGGCTCAAGGCGAAATTCGGCACCAAGGATGTTCCAATTCGAGACGCCAAGGGCCGGTTTAAGGCAAAATCATGAACTGTCGGGAAGCGTCCCTCATCGTGGCCCAGATCACCGTTCAGGCGTCAGCGCTCGAAGTCCCAGACGGAACCGCCAGGGCACTGGTAAACCGCGCCGTCACAGACCTTTTGGCGGCAAAGTCAAAGCTGCAAAGCGCGTCCAGGTTGGCCGGTGAACCCCAGCAAGTGCTTGACGCCAAACCGGCATAGGGATATAATATAAGTATCAGGGTTGCACCTGGATTATCCATCATTTCTCCCCCATCCCACCCTATCTCTCGTCGTTGCCCAGTGCGGGCAAGTGCAACCGATCAGAGGAAGGGTGGGAAACCGCTAGGACAATGCTATGGCTAAGAGGAATGAAAATACTGTCCCCAACATGGAAAGATATGGACTTGGCTATGATGTAGGGTGGATCGAAGTTTACGGCGACAAGGTTGAACTCATTACAGATGGGGACACTCCGCTACTGCTGACGCCCGATCTGGCTCCCGTGCTCCGAATGGTTGCCTATCGACTTGACCAGATCGCCAAGAATTACCCCCAGGTGGGGTAATGGCTAGAATCCGAACCATCAAGCCAGAGTTTCCCCAGTCTGAATCTATGGGCCGAGTTTCCAGGGATGCTCGTCTCACATTCATCATGCTTTGGACCCTCGCTGACGATTCGGGGAGGCTTCGCGGGAATTCGCGAATGCTCGCGAGCCTTCTTTTCCCCTATGACGACGACGCTAAAACTATGGTTGATGGGTGGCTTGAGGAACTCCAGGTTGAGGGTTGTATTTCCCGCTATAGCCATGGTTCGGATTCCTATATCCAAATCTGTAACTGGTTGAGTCACCAGAAGATAGACAAACCAAGCCAGTCAAAAATACCACCATTCGACGAATCCTCGCGAATCCTCTCGAATCCTCGCGAAGTGTCGTTGGAGGATCAAGGATCAAGGATCAAGGATCAAGGAAAGGACATACCCCCCTTAGCCCCCAAGGGGGCAACAAAGAAAACACCGAAGGTGGAATTGGATTGCTCTCCAGAAGCAGAAGAATCCCTGCGGCCTGTTTACCAAGCTTGGCCAACCCAGGACCCCAATGGTGGGAAGGCCCACAAGGGACCGTTCGCTGCTGCTGCCAGGGCCTTCCAAAAGATCATTGATTCCGGGGAAGCTACCGCCCGTGAGTTGAAGGGCTGCGGGATGCTCTATGCCAAGGCTGAACTCTACCCAGACTTAAAGCAGCGGATCATGGACGCCTGGGAATACCGGGACCAAGCGATCATGCACGTTTCCACGTTCTACGGGACCGAGAAGAAGCCATACCGGCAACTTCTCCCCTTGGCTAGGGAAGCTATTGCTCATGCCGATGAAAAGGCCAAACAGCAGCAACCGATCTTACTGGAGGCCATGTGATCCCCGTCCCGGAGAACCCTGAAGCCGAGCGTTCCACCATCGCCACCCTTTGCGCCCCCGGTGCCGAACATGCGGCCGCTGTTCTGGTCCCCACCCTCCAGGACCATGATTTCCTGGTCCCATCCCACCGGGCCGTTTTCGTGGCGCTGCGCTCCCTGGTGACCGAAGGCGAGGAAATTAACTCCCTGACCCTTCGGGACCGGCTCGCCATTCAAGGGACGCTCAACATCGTGGGGGACATTACCGGGCTCCATTCCATCCTGGAGGCCGAGGAAGTAGGCCGGCCGGAAGTGTTGATCCGCTACCTCCAGACGGCCCGGAAACAGCGGGAACTCCAGGCCATCGGGTATCGGATCCTCAAGACGGCGGCCGATACAGACCCGCTTGAGGTGGTCGCCGAGGCGTCCGCCAGCCTTTCCGCCATGGCCCAGAGCAGCGACAAGGGGAACATCGAGGCTGTTGCCAATTTCAGCGACGATGCCCTGGCCGAAATGCTGGACAAAGTCGAGGGACGCTCCGTAATGGGCACCAGGCTTCACGGGTGGCCCCGATTCAACGGTTTGACCCATGGGCTCCAGCCGGGTCAATTGATCGTCCTAGCGGCCCGCCCAGGCATCGGGAAATCGGCCCTGGCCATGAATTGGCTACTACGGGCCGGGATGAACGGGAAGCGGGCCGCGTTCTTTAGCCTGGAAATGCCTAAGGAAGAACTCTGGAACCGTCTGGTTTCCGACAAGAGCGGCGTGGACACCCGGAAGATGATCGAGGAACACGACCAGGAATCCTTCAGCCTGTTCGCCCAGGGGAAAATGGAGGTTGACGAGCTTCCGCTCCATGTCTCGGATCGGGCCAAAATCACCGTCCCTGAAATCTGCGCCCAGGCTGACCGGATCATCGGCCGGCACGGGAAGCTGGATCTCCTGGTGATCGATTACCTCCAGTTGCTCACGTCCGCCCCGGGAGCGAAGAACCAGAGCGAGACGGTGCGCATCGGGGAGATTACCCGGGCGCTGAAACTGCTGGCGAAGGACCGGCATGTTCCTGTGGTTCTGCTATCCCAGCTCAACCGCGAGGTGGAGAAGCGCCAGGCCGGCAAGCCTCAGCTTTCAGACCTTCGGGATTCGGGCTGCATCGAGCAGGACGCAGACATGGTGATCTTCATTCACCGGGCCATGGCCCAGACCAGCACGGAACTCATCATCGCCAAGCACCGAAACGGGCCCTGCATGACGCTGCCCCTCAGCTTCAAACCTGAAATCACCCGCTACATCGAACTCGAACGGCAGACCTCGGAAGATTCCGGGTTCGCCAACCCCGCGCCACTTTCCTACCTCACGGAGGATTTCGCATGATCCCTGTGCAAAAAACATACAAAGGTTGGGCAGTCCAATGCCAATGGCCAGGAGAAAAGCCGTTCTTATGTGGCATCTCGTTTTGGGCATGGGAAGCTGGGGATGCAAAAGTGCCTAATTATCTGGGGGCCTGCCGGACAGCAGTGTTTGAAACCAGGGCCAAAGCTAGGGTTGCCTGCATTCGCATTGGCATCCCGAAGAACAAGGCCAGGGTTGTCAAGGTGACCATCAACATCCAGACAGTGGAAGGACCTACGAAATGAGCATGAAGATCAAACCCGAAGACCTGGAGCAGGGATGCGTGTATCTCGGAACGGGAGGCCCCACCCGGGAAATCGTCAGGATCGACCGGCGAAACCACCTGCTCTACTACCGCAAATCCGGCTCGATGGAACTCCACGAACTGGGCATCCCCAAGTTCATCGAGTGGGCCGTCATGGATGTCACCGAGAAGATGGGGAAGGAAGGGATGCTACGACGAGGTAGCAAGGCTCAGGATGAGCGGAAGGCATCATGAACCTGTCAATGGATAGCCAATCTAAACAAAATGCCTATAGCAACGCATATGTGCAAAAAGTAGTCATAGGCAACGCCACGCTTTATCTTGGGGATTGCCGGGACATTCTGCCTACGATCCCAAAGGTTGATGCCATTGTCACCGATCCCCCTTACGGTCTTGGTAAAAGGATGAGGGGGGGAACCTGGGGCACAGCAGATAAATATTCTGATATGTGGGAATGGGACGTTGCGCCACTGGACGAAACAATTCTGGGGATCGCGGCGATGGGACCAAGTATAATCTGGGGGGGGCATTATTTCGCGCTGCCACCTTCCCGCTGCTGGCTAATTTGGGACAAACAGAACGCTGTCCATACGGTTGCGGATTGCGAAATGGCCTGGACTAATTTCGACCGACCGACAAAAAGGTGGTCGGGGCCTGTTGGAGTCCATAAGACCGGACACCCAACCGAGAAACCACTTCCGCTTATGGAGTGGTGTTTGGGCTTCCTCCCAAATTCCAAACTAATCCTTGACCCATTCATGGGAAGTGGGACCACTGGGGAAGCAGCTATTAATTCTGGTCGGCATTTTATTGGAATAGAACGTGAACCCAAATACTTTGAAATTGCCTGCAAGCGCATCAGATTTGCTTCGGAAAATCAAAAGCAAAGACTTTTTGAGGCAGACCCTTTGCGACTAGAGACTCCAGACCTTGGACTGGAGGCAGTATGAGCCAGAGAGGGGTTCACTTCATCCTTCGGGCCGCTCCTAGCCCTTACCGCGCGAATTGCGTGAAGGCGATCTGGCAAACCCCAAACGATTGGGTTGTGAGCATCAAGCCGCCGACCAGGTCGAACGTCCAGAGCGCCAAGATGCACGTGGTCCTCGGCCAGCTCGTCAAGGGCAACGTGGAATACTGCGGACAACGCATGGACGTTGAGGACTGGAAGGACGTTTTGGGGGCCGCCGTGATGGCGTCTCAGCGCGGGGAACTGCGGATTGTCCCTGGTATGGACGGCGGCGTCGTCATTCTGGGGTGCCACACCAGCGACATGACCTCCAAGGAAATGAGCGAGGTAATCGAGCGGGCCTACTGCATCGGCGCACAGAACAATCCACCAGTTCGGTTTGTGGAGGACATCGAACCGATGGGAAAACCGGGTATAAAACCGTCACAAAGCTAAACATGAAAGGGAATTTGATATATACTTTACGTGGAAACAAATTCAAGGCATCGGAACTCGGAATCACCTTGATTGAGGATGCGGAACCCATGGGGGCATATCGTGCTAAATGACAGGGCTTGCATCCTCTGCGGCCACTCCGACAATGACCTGATCGAATCCCAGGGGCAGAACTCTGAATTCCGCGACTGCCCGGCGTGTGGCCAAGAATCGTTCCGGCGCCAGATTCACGCCCCCAGCGCGGTTTACATGGGAAACGCTCGCGCAATCGACATGATCGACGCCGAGCGGGCCAAGTGTGCTGCGGGGCACGGCAATACTTCAATTCGGCTGTGAGGTTAACAAATGAGATACATTCTAGCGCTCTGTTCCATGTGGTTCATGAGTTACCTCCCGATGGCTGCGTCCACCCCGTGGACCACCACAGACACCATCCTGGAGGTAGCCAGCGAGGCGGGATTGGCCGGCGAATGGGCACAGATGACCACGGCCCCCTGCGTCTGCGGGATCGACCAGAAGATCATGGGCACCCACCCGAAGCGCGGGAACATGAACATGTATTTCGCCGGATGGCTCATCGCCCACCCGCTGATCTCAATGGCGCTGCCCGGCCCATACCGGAATGCATGGCAGGGAGCAACCATCGGGTTTGAGATCGTCGTCAGCCAGCGCAACGCGGCAGTCGGTTGCAGGATGCACTTCTGATGGCCTGCTTCTTTGACGAGGCCACCGCACAAGCCATCCTGAAGGGAATAGGCATCGACGCCTGCATCGAATACGCCATGCCCTGCGTGGTGGCCCGCATGAAAATGCCTGAGTCAACCGTGCGCTACCCGGAAGACCTGGAGTCGGAATACTACCTGCACCTGTTCCTCGCCATTCACCGATACGACCCCTCCCGGGGGGTCAAACTATGGAGCTGGATCAACACATACCTCATATTCGCCCTGAAGACGTATAATCGGCGAGACCTGCGATACACCAGCAGACTTGACCAGCTTGAAATGAATATAGTGGACTAACTATAATATATATGGGACTGTGACCCACTAAAAACACTGAGGAGCGAGCGTTGGACTCCAATAAACAAACTATCAAAAAGCATAAGGCCGGTCCTGGGAGGCCGAAGGGTAGCCAGAACAAGACGACCAAATGCTTGAAGGACATGATTCTGGGAGCCCTTGATGCTGCGGGTGGTGAGGACTACCTCCAGAGGCAGGCAGATGAGAACCCTGGCCCCTTCATGGCGCTGATCGGCAAGGTGCTGCCCTCCACCATGGCCATCACTGGACCCGAGGGTAAGGACCTCAAGATCACGTTTGAGATCATCAGGCCATCAACCATAAATACAGTGAAGGCGCTAAACGCTCCAAATATGCTCCAGATCAGCAGGGAAACACTTCCAAAACCCTCAAAACGGGATAATGAGGGTTGAATGGCTAATTTCCAGGTCCCTGAAGCCCTAGAGTTCCTGTTGCCGAGTATGCCAGGCAAGTTCGTGAGCGAGGGCGAGGGCAAGCGGACGCTGGCGGCCTACGGAGGACGGGGCAGTGGGAAATCGCATTCTGCCGGCCGTGGCGTCCTGGCCCGCTGCTGCATTAGGCCCACCCGCTGGCTGAATGCCCGTGAGTTCCAGTCCTCCATCCGGGAGTCCACGCATCAGCTCTACTGCACCCTGATTGAGCAGTTGGGCCTCGGCAGCGAGTTCGAGATCCAGCGCGACCAGATTCTGGGGCCTCATGGCTCCGTTTTGTCGTATGTGGGGCTGCATGACAAGAGCCTAGACAACCTCAAGAGCTACGAGGGCTATGACGGATGCCTGGTCGAAGAGGCGCAGTCCATCACCAAGCGCAGCCTCCAGTTCCTCAAGCCGACCATCCGCAAGGATGGAAGCCAGATGATCTATCTGTTTAACCCAGAGAGCGAAACCGACCCCATCTATGAGGAACTGGTAGCCAATCCGCCGCCCAACGCCATCGTACGAAAAGTCAATTGGTATGACAACCCGTGGTTCAACTCCATCCTCATGGATGAAATGAAGTTGGACTATGAGCGTGATCCCGATGCCGCTGACTGGATCTGGGGTGGTAACTGTCGGAAGAACAGCGACAAACTGGTGCTGCGCGGCAAGTGTGAGATGAAGCCGTTCACGCCGGATCCTGTCCTCTGGGATGGTCCATACCATGGCCTAGACTTTGGCTATGCCGCTGACCCCATGCACGCTACCCGCTGCTGGATATGGGAGGGTGACCTTTACATCGAGCAGGAGGCATTCGCGGAACACCTGGAGATCGAGGACCACCCGTCCATGCTCGACAGCATCACGGATGCCCGGGACCAGGTTATGCGATGCGACAACGCCCGCCCCGAGATGGTGTCGTTCATCCGGAGACAGGGATTCAAGCGTGCCATGTCCTGCAAAAAGTGGCCTGGCTGTGTTGAGGATCGGATTGACTTCCTGCGCAGCTTCCACAAGATCATCATTCACCCGAACTGCCCGCATATCGACATGCAGCGCAAGCTGTGGTCGTGGAAGGTTGACAAGGCCGGCAACATCCTCAACGTGTTGATGCCTGGGAATGACCATGGCTGGGACGCGGTTGGCTATTCCCTTGAGCCGCATATCTTGGGCTACAAAAAGAAGATTGGCACCCGTGAGCAGCCGGCGCTCTTAGACGACCTGGGCCAACCTATCCGTTCCGCATACCGTAGAATGTCCAGCCCAAACGCCTGGATGACATAAAAATGCCCCACGAATGGGGCACCTTGTATTCCCTGTTTTTGCTTAGATCGACCCCGACCCCGACCCCGACCACGACCGCGACCACGACCGCGACCCCAACCGCGACCACGACCGCGACCGCGACCACGACCACGACCGCGACCACGACCGCGACCCCGACCACGACCCCGACCACGACCGCGACCGCGACCACGACCACGACTGCGACCCCGACAACATATACCCAGTTCTCATAATGGCTGCGTTCATTACTTAACCTTCATCGGGAGATCGTGCTTCCATTCGATGGCGTCCACGATGGACCCGATGCCGATGATGACATTGCCGGCCGGCTCGACCTCGCAGAACACGCCTTGCGCGATGGCTTCATGGTAGCGGCCCGTATCAGCGATCCAGGCGCCGTCTTCCATGGTCAGGAACTCGGGATAGATGGCGGTCACGCGGCCGGTCCACGCCATGGTCACGGTGCGGATGAGGTAAGCCTTGCCGACCTCGAACGGGACGTGGAGCGCTGCCACTGTCTTTTCAATAGCGAATAGATTGGCGATCTGACGCGCTTCCTTGATGGTGAGGGTATCGATGTCCACGGTGGACTCCAAAGGTCCTGCCTATCTCCTGTTTGGTTGAGCCCCAATGAATGGGCAAACTGGACGGATAGGCAGGATGGCGAGATGTGAGGGGTAAGGTTGGGCTCAACTCCAACGTGGTAATCATCGGTTAGTCCGCATACTGTGTCAAAGAAAATGTCTACCTATAATATAATAGAGGTAGGTCAATATGTCGGAAGGCGAGTCTGAGTCCAGGTCCTTTATGGACGAAACCCAAGAACGATTCCGCGCAGCCAAGAAAGCATGGGAGAAGCAGTATCAACTCAGCCAGGCTGACGTTGACTTCTGCTCTCCCGATAACCAATGGCCCCAGGGCGTGCGAGACCAGCGGTTGGGGAGGCCGACACTTGCGGCTGATCGACTCAACGCACAAGTCAAGCAGCTTACCAACGCCCAACGCGAGAACCGCCCTGCGGCCTCAATCCACCCCACGAACAGCGCGGCAAACGAGGATACCGCGAACGTCATGGAAGGCATCGTCCGGCAGATTGAGACTGAATCGAGCGCGGATATGGCCTATGACGAGGCGTTCGAGTGGGCTGTCCGCTCTGGCATAGGCTTCTGGCGCATTCTGACCGAATACAAAGAGAAGTCATTCAACCAGAGAATCCGTATCGACTCGATCAACAATCCGTTCCAGGTGTTCATCGATCCCACGTATAAGGCGCTGGACGGGTCCGATATCGAGTATGCCTTCATCATCAACTATGTTACCGAAGACCAGTATAAGCGCGAGTATAAAGACTCGGAGATGGCTGGCCGGGATTACCAGGGCTGGCTTGGGCTCAACAACCGCCTGCCTGATTGGTTCGACACCGAAAAGCGGGCCTGTGTCGTGGCGGAATACTTCGTCAAGGAATACGAGACCCGGAAGCTAGTCCACCTGAGCCATACCGGAGAAGTGAAGTATAAGGACGAACTGGACGCGGGCGAAGTGCAGTATGTTGACGACGAACGGTCCTGTGTCGTGCCCAAAATCAAGTGGTATAAGATCAATGGCATCGAGATACTGGAGGAAACCGAATGGGTGGGCTCCAGCATCCCCATTATACCAGTGTTCGGGGATCCTCTGATGGTTTCCGGCCAGCGCATCTATGCTGGTCTGGTCCGGAACAGTAAGGAAGAGCAGATGATGCTCAACGTGGTGAAGACCAGCATCATCGAAATGATCGCAGCGGCGCCCAAGACCCCCTGGATCGGGCCGGCCGGGTTCGTCGGGGACATGAAGGACGATTGGGCGGAGGCCAATATGACCAATAAGGCATATTTGACCTATGAATCCTACGATGACCTGAATAACCCCCTGGCTGCGCCAACCCGGAACATCCAGGAAGCGCCTATTCAAGGCATGTTGGAGGTATCAAACAGCATCGAGAATGACATCAAGGCTACCAACTCGATGTTTGACCCCACCATGGGCAACAAGATGGCCAACGACCAGTCTGGCCTGGCCATCAAGGCCATCCAGAAGGCCGGCAGCATCGCCAATTACCATTTCAGCGACAACCTGACCAGGGCCATCCGTGCCAGCTCCAGGCAGATTGTGGACCTGATCCCCAAGGTGCTGAAAGAGAAGCAGGTCATGGCGATCATGTCCATCGACAAGAAAAATAGCCTGGTCACCATCAACGGGACCGGCGCCGAGGACGAGATCAACGAGGCCAACGAAGAAGGCATCAAGAAAATCTACGACCTGACGACTGGTGAATACGGTCTGGTCGTGGAATCTGGCCCGAGCTACCAGACGCAGCGCGAGCAGGAGCGGGACATCCTGTTCCAGCTCGCGTCGAAGGACCCCCAACTCATGGGCCTCGCCGGGGACATCCTCGCATCGCTTCTGGACTCCCCGATTGCCAAGCCTCTTGCTGAACGACTTGAGAAGGCCCTGCCGGCCAACCTCCAGCCCCCGAAGAAAGGCCCCGACCCGCAGGCCCTCCAGCAGCAGCTTTCCGAGTATCAGGCCATGTGCCAGAAACTCACACAGCAGCTTCAGCTTGAGACCCAGCTTGCGGACAAGGTGCAGGCCAGCGAAAAGACCAAGCTTGCGATTGCCCAACTCGACAACGACACGGAAATCAGGCGCAGCGCGGCCCAGATGCAGCACGACAGCAATAAGACCCTGCTCCAGGCCCAGGTCGAGGAATTGAAGCTGCACAACCAGCAGCATCACGAAGCAATCATCAACATCCAGAAGCATGTTCTGGGCAAGGACATGGAGGTCCACAAGGCGGCCGTCGCCCAGGCTGCGCAGCCTCCCGAATATAATGAACCTGGAGATCAGATAGCGCCAATCCTACCCGGGAATTCCTGAACTATAATATATATAGGGACCGTGACCCTTTAAACACCGCCCATACACCTTGGAGTGATCCATGCCAGATGACGTGCAAGATTTTAACGCCTTTTTGACCGCTGCGGCTACTCCGGTAGTCGAAACCCCTGAGACTCCAGCACTCCCAGAACCCGAAGCAGTGCCCGTGGAAGTCGAAGCACCCGAAGTGGCGGAAGATGCCGCCCTCGCCGCTGCCGAGACTCCCGAAACCCCGGAAGGGGAGACCGCGCCGGAAGCGGATGAACACAAACGGAGCCGTGCCGCTGAGAAGCGCATCGCGGATCTCGTCAAGGAACGCGAACGGCTCAAGGGCCAAGTAGCCGCTCTTTCCCAGCAGAAGCAGGTCCCCCAGCAGGCACCGGTCCAGATCATGGACCCGACTGCGCCCCCCGATCCCGCCGCCTATGAGGATCCGATCGATTACAAGGTCGATCTGAAACTCTGGGAGCGAGACCAGCAGACCAAGGCCACGGCATTTCAGGCCCAGCAGAAAGCGATCATCGCTGCTCACCCTGAACTGCTTGAACTGATTGAGTCTGCCAATGCTCTGGACGCCCAGGGCACCCCCACAGCGAATCCCACGGTCGTAAGCCTGATCAGGGGTTCGGAAGCCGGTGCCGGTGCGGACCTCTGGCACTACCTGTTGGCCCACCAGGACGAGGCAATCAGCATCGCCCGCCTTTCGCCCCTCCAGACCGCCAAGGCAATTGGAAAGATCGAGGCCAAGTTGACCGCTCCTGCTCCCACCCCGGCCTCCAAGGCCGAAACGCCAGTCAAGAAACCAACCCTTCCGGCCCCCATCGCCCCAGTTAAGACCGTTCCCGGGACGCGGGCCACTTCCCACGAGTTCACCGAGTACTAAGGAGTTCAATAATGGTTGCTTCGAGCAATCTTTTTAACAACGTCAGCATGATCACCGCGAAGTCCCTGCGGACCGTGCGCAACAACCT